GAGATACCTTAATGGCAATTCCAACGTTACCCGATTATGCAGGCTATACTAAAACACTTGCGGTAGAGCATCCAGATTGTTATGTGCAAACGTATCGACAAACCACTACGTTTGGCTCATCCACCCCACATTATTGTAGAATTGCAACATTTGATACAGGGACATTACTTGAAATAGATAGTGAAAATTATCTAATGGACACTCAATGGGATCAATTTACGGTTGCTTTTGTTTCAGACTTTGATCAAATTTTGTGGCTACCTTGCTCAAATAGTGGCGTATGGTCATTCGATATAACCTCTGGCATTATCTCTACTAGAATTCAAAAGATTCCAGATCAATCAACATGGGTAACTGCGATTGCAGAATCACCTACGCATTTATGGGTAACTCACGCTCAAACTGGGGGCTTATACGTTTTTGAAAAGACAGGTACGGGCACGGTCAATACCTCTAGCGTCTTTCAAGATCCAGTGAACGGTTATATTTATTATATGCCCGACCTTGATTTAATATTAGTAAGATATGAAGATAGCACAACATGGTACTTATTTGATGCAACAACTTTTAGTAATATGGACGCTTCTAGCAAGGTGTTTACCGCTAATTTTAATGATCCAGATACAAGAGCAAGCATAACTCGACAAATAACAGAAACTCGAAATGGCACTACCTCTCTAATTTACGTTCAAGACGATAAAACTTTTGCAACCTTTGAAAATTATATTGCAGGTGATAACGCCTATGATGATCTGATTGTCGGGTCGGGGTCAGTATTTGCATGGTGGCGTATGGACGAGGACTCAGGCACTACGTTATTGGATAGCTCAGGCAATGCTAGAGATATGACTATCACTGGAAGTTACTCTAAAGAAGATTCGTTACTTGTGGATGCAGTTGGAAAGTCTTTAAAAGTTCTTACCACGGGTGAAGCATACACTGACACTATTCCAGAATTTGGAGGGGTTAATGCCACAACAGAATTGTGGATAAATTTTCAAGAGTTGTCAACTAACAACGCTTCGGCATTAGCTTGTACTATTGACGCTAATAATTATGGAATTTATCATGGATTTTATTATAAACCTACTACCAAAGAATTAAGGTTTCAAAACTGGGATGGGGCAAGCCACCTTATATACACTAAATTTATGTTTAAGTTGAATGAAACTTATCATATTGTTTGTACAGAAGACGAATTAGGTCGAAAAATATATGTCAATGGTCTGCTAATTATTGCAGATCCGAATTCCGTTCCCGATATTTCAGGGTCAAGTAAATACGGAATTAATAATAATTCATCTGCGGCACACGATCCAAGTGGATTTACCATTGATCAATTAGTCCTTTATAACAAGACTTTAAGTGCTCAAGACGTACTTGATCGTTATAATTTGGGTGCAACACCTGCCACTGACCGCTATGAAGATTTAATACTTTCTTATAACCCTTTAATGTATCTGCCTTGCACGGATGCCCCTAACGCCTTACATGCACTTGATCTCTCAGGGAATGGAAATTCTGCGAGTGTGACGGGTGCGGTAGTGTTTGATGGCACTCAGTCATTTATTGCAGGGGGCAACTCTGATTATTTAAAAAGTGAGACATTCATTGATAATGATATTCAAAGGCTAACGTTTGAAATATGGTTAAACATTGACCCTGTTTTTGATAACGGTCAAAATGCACAATTTTTGCCAGAAATAATTGAAGATAACGCCAACGAAGATCGAATTGTTTTCTGGGAGGTAACTGACACAAAGTACAGTGACATTTATTTAAAGAATAATAATAACGCCTTAAATTCTACTAATATTATTTACAATTTATTTGAGAGGGGTCAATACGTTCACGCAGTCGCAGTCTATGACAACATTAATGGCAATATGAAATTTTATGTGAACGGTGAACTCTTATCAGACGTTAGTTTTACAGTGAGCCAGTTTGCAAGCGATTTATGTTTTCAAAGCACGGGTCATGTTTTTCCCACTAATTATTCTTGGAAGGGCTACTTAAAACACGTTGCAGTTTATGATAAATTGCTTACAGCCACACAAATTAAAGATAACTACAATAAAGGTGCTCAGTACACTCTACCAGACCCTCTAACGGCTTATCAGGCTGATATGATAGCTCAGGAACCTATTTGTTATTATCCCTTAAACGAGCTTACAGGGACGATTGCGTATGATATGATGGGACGTGCGAACGCAACATTTGTAAACGGTTCCGCTGATACAATGAACTCAACAGGACTTGATGAAACCAGTGGTGACACTTCTTTACAATTCAATGGTACGAATCAATATCTGAGAGTCGATAATAATCAGCTTATAGGTCGATGGGATCAATTTACCTGTGAGTGTTTATTTAAAATAAATACGATAGTTGGCACTCAGGATTTAATTTCTGTTCAAAGGGGTGGTGGTTATGTGTTTAGAATTAATGGGGACGGGTCTATTTCCATCCATATTAATACCGATGCAGGTTGGAATAGTTCGAGTGCAACGGGCGTGATCATTGAAACTGGAAAAACTTATCACTTAGCAATAACGTTCGATGCGAGTTCAATTGATGTTTATGTTAATGGAATATTTATAATAACGTTACCGTCCGAAAGTAATTCTGCTATAAATTATATTTCTTATACATTATTTACTATTGCTCAAAATAATAATGATATAAGTTACACCAATGGCACTATCGCACATGTTGCAGTCTTTAACGAAGTGTTAGCAGAAGAAGACTTTCGCAGACGTTATTTAATTAGTCAGGGGGTAGAAATTACCTCTAACGCCTATATTGACCTTGTAAAAGCTGATAACCCTTATTTCTTTTTACCTTTTAATGACGTGGTTGATCAATATCCTCTTGATGTGATGGAAAATGTTATTGCTGAAAGTTTTAATACTCCGATTAGCGTTAATGGCATCAATGACGAGTCAAAATCGTTGGCTTATAATGGCTCTAACGCATGGACTCATGTATCAAGCGATCAATTACCACCAACAATGAATAATATAACGTTGGAATGTTGGGCTAAATCTTTTGGCACGACTTTTAATATATCAGGTGAAATTTTTGGTATTCGTGACGTTGCTTTAATTCACACTGGCGGTGGTACAGAATTATATTTTTATGTGTATAGTCCCGTTGGTTGGAGTGATCTTACAATTATAGTGCCTAACGTTGATCAATGGCATCATTTTGTTTTAACCTATGATGGAAGCACTTTAAGAGCTTATGACAATGGAAAATTAGTCAATTCTATGAGTGTTGCACAACACAATAAAACGCCTACTGCGAGAGGGGCAAGTGTTGCAAAAAACGCAGACGGCTCACAATTTTTTCAAGGTGATGTTGATTACCCTGCTTACTACAATGAAATAGCGTTAACCGAAACTCAAATTCAAGCACATTATCGTGAAGGGTTAAAAAACCTTTTAGTTGAAGACGATTATTATACTCAGGTGATGACAGATGGAGCGTTAGCGTTTTATCGTATGAATGATCAACCTGACCCCATTGCCGTATTTGATGAAACCTATAATTATATGGGCAATGCTCATAGTGACCCCACATTTTCAGGCTCAAATGTGACAATGGACGGCATTGAAGATTATATCGGCATTGAAGATGACATTATTACAGGGACAGGCTTTTGCATTGAATGTATGGCAAAATTGAATAATAATGGTGATTTTGTAATGTTCACTAAAGGCTCAGACTCTAACGGTGGTTGGGGTTTGAACGCATATATTTCTCAAAGTGAGTTGATTGTTATGGTGGTTATAGGATCAACTTACTATGAATCACGATATACACTTAGTGAAGAAACGATCAACTTAGGTGAATGGTATCATATAGCGTTTGCTTATTACTCAGGTGGTAAATTACACACCTTTTTAAATGGTCAAGAAACAAGTTCTGCAAGTTCTGCTACTGGCTCATTAAGAACCTCTGGGGTCAAGTGGAGTTTTGGTAGAAGTACACAAGGGTCGACGAGCACTCCCACTTATTATAAAGGTCAATATGATGACGTTGCTATCTATCAAAATAAAATTGGCAACAGATCAATTTTAGATCATTACCTAATTAAAAACGATTTGAAAGGTGGCTTTATTGATATTGTTAAAGAACTAATCAATAACTTTTGGAATCGTTTTGACTATGACTATGATGGAATTTGTAAATCTGCTTACTCACAATATACGGGGACATATTTTGGAGGTGTAACACGTCAACCTGTGCCATTAACCAAACAAAGCACACACTCAGCGTTTTTTAATGCAAGTCAAGTCGATCAAACCATTCACTATTTGGGGTCAATCGGTGCAACGGGTGGCGATCTTGATGTGCAAAACTGGAATAATAATACACTTTCAATCTCTGCATGGATAAAGCCTGATAGTGTTACGGGACATCATTGTATTTTTAAAGACGGGGGAGAGACCAACGGAATTGAATTAGGAATTTATAACGCAGAAGTTGGAATATTTTTATTAGATGGTGGCGTTCAAACAAAATGTGTTGTGAACGTTAGTAATTATATTCCCGTTGGAAAAACTTCTTTCATAGTTGCAACAGTCAATGGCGTGTCGAAGGAATTAAACCTTTATATTAATGGTATGTTAGTTCAGACTCAGGGTGGCACTTGGATTCAATATAACGGCAACGGTGGTACTTCAATAGGGTCATGTTGGGCATATTATGCAGATGGCGTGACTTTTGGTAGAGGCAGTCCTGCGAGCCAAACAGCGGAAGACGGCTCATTCTTAGGCTACATTGATCAATTATTTGTTTCAAGTGTTGTAATGCCTGCTAACGATATTTCTACGATTTGGAATGAAGGTTACTTAGGCACGAATTATGATAAGGTGAAAGCTGAAACGTTTCCAGTGCTTCATTGGACGTTTGAAGACGACATTAGCGTTAGTGCCATTGATGAAATTCAAAACGTGGCACTCACGAATTATGGTTTTTGTAGTTCAGCTATTGGTTTTAATGGAAATGGGGCATGGTTTGACGGTGTAAGTGTTGCCTCTGGTGCAACTGATAAGGTAATGTTAGACACTGCCATATCTAACATACCAGTGTTAAATCGACAAAGTAATTATTCAATTTCGCTATGGGTTAAAATTGACGATGTTGTTGACGCTAACCCTACAAATGTGTTGGTTTCAATGGGTTATGGAAACTCACGAATTGAATATAAACTAGCAATAGCAAACAACATTTTATATTTTACTATATATGATGACGCTTATGATTATTATAACACAAATGGTAGTGAAACTATTTCTTATGATGTATGGAATTATGTAACGGTAACAGTTGAAGATAATAGCGGAATTGTTGTTAAATTGTATTTGAACGGTGTTGAGATGAATTATTCAACTTCAAATATTCATACATTGGTTCCAGATATTGATACTGCTTCACACCTTGTTTTAGGTTGTTTGAATTATTATGATAATGGTAAAACACACCACCAAACAAACGGAACGTTAGACGAAGTGATGTTTTTTAATCACGTTTTGACCCCTATCGAAGTTAACAATCTTTATGAAGCGTTAGCCACTGAATATCAAATTACAGGCACGGTCACAAAAGATGGTGAGCCTAACGCCAATGAAGTGATGATATATAATAGAACAACGGCAAAACTTGAAGACAAAGTAACGTCTAATGCAAGCACGGGAGAATTTGACCTTAGATGGCGAGAGTATGATCCGAGTCAGGAATATTTTGTTATTGCAATTGATGACGATGGAGTGCCACATCTTGACCCTATTGGGCATGATCGAATAACGAAAACGGAAGTGACTTAAATGAGTAATGCACACCAATTCTGGCGATTAAATTTTACTTCTGGATATTCAGGTTATGTGTCGTTAGCACAAGTTGAATATCGAAATATAGATGGGGTTAGAGTGTCAGTGCCTACCTCATCAGGATCGTTAGCAACTGCATCCTCTATTTTTTCGGGGACATATCCTGCATCAAATGCGTTTAACAATAGTGCAGGGACATTTTGGAATAGTTCTTCATCTTATCCACATTGGCTAAAATATGACACCAATGGGCTTGATATTATAGACGTTTTTACCGTTGCGATAAAAATTCGTGATGGATATTCGAGTGAGCAAGCCCCGTCTGTATTTACATTAGAAATGTCTGATGACGATGTTGAATGGATAGAAGTTTTAAGTGTTACGGGTGCGACATGGATTAACGGTGAATTTAATCTTTATGAAATTGACCGACCTTTCAAGTATAAAATTGCAGGGACAGTTCTTGTCAATGAAGTACCAGAAAAAAGATGGATAAATATATACAAGAGAACAGATGGATCATGGGTAACTGGCGGTTATTCAGATCCCGTGACAGGCAAATATGAATTTAGAATGACAAACAATCAAATTTATTATGCTGTCATTTTAGAAGATGAAACAGAACAAATTTATAATTCACAGGTAAGGGACTTTATTATCCCTACCGAAATTCAAGGAGACTAAAGTTATGGCGAGTGCTACGACTTCCAATTATTTATATCAAAATCAAATGAACTTTTTACTACATAACACAGCATGGACAGCCGTGCCAATTATTTATGTAGCGTTATTTAATACCGTGCCAAGTCTTGACGGCTCAGGTGGGCAAGAAGTTCCCACTACAGGGTCAGGTTATGGGCGTGTTGGCGTATTGGCAGGTGGTTGGAATGGGCCAACAGGTGGTAACTTAGAATATTCTAATTCAGGTGATATTCAATACGGTACACCTACTGCAAACTGGAATACAATTGTAGGGGCAGGTCTTTATGACTCAGACATTGGTGGTTCTAACAATTTATTATTCGTTGCTTACTTAACAACTCAAAAAGTGGTTAATGACGGTGACGGTGCTCCAAAGATTTTGGCAGGACAGTTAAGAATCACAAGAGCGACCTGTTAAGAGTAGCGTTAGATGCCCGGACTTAAACAGACGATATTTAATGACAAGCCTAAAACTTTTTGGTCTTTTGATCATGATAATGGTGGTGGTGATGACGATGGAATCGTATTAGATGAAATCGACAATCTCAACCCATTATCAATTATGGGTGGTGGCAATTATCTATTGGATCAACTATCCTTAAATGATCTTGAAGTTTCAGATCAGGCTTCTTTACGTGTGGCGAAAGATGAAAAATTAAATGGGGAGTGGACTAATTTCTGGTTAGAGGCTCAACATTCTAATTCATGGTATTTTCCAAACTTAGGATCGTTTTCTGTTGAATTTATGTATAGTAAGAAACCACCTGCTACTATTGATAATGTAGGAGAGCCGGGATATTACAAAACTATCATAAGTCCTATTATCAAAAAAGGGTCAATGCTTGTTATTCGACAGGTTGAAATTTGGAATAGCACGGATTATCTCGAAGTCAATTTTCAGGGACGTTCTTTGAAATGTTACGAAGGTAACAGAAAAGATGGAAAATACCCTATATGGAATAAGACAAATCACGTTATTGCCACTTATGACTGTAAACAAACAGACGTGAATGAGTATGAAACAACTCTCATTCTATACGTTAATGGTATTATATTTGGTACAAGTGTTGTAAATTACATTGACGAGTACCCAAACACTAACGTTGCAGAACCGTGGAGATTGTGCGGAACTAGCGGTGGTGATCCAGTTGTCGATTATCAATCAGAAGAGTTAAGACTTGATCAAGTAGCTATTTATGACTATAGCCTTACAAAAGAACAAGTGGGCAACCATTATCGTAAAACTACTCATTATGATACAATGATCAAAAATGACTATCCACACGACTATTGGCGATTTGACGAAGAAGACAATCCATTAGATAATATTCTTTATGCAGACGTTGGTGGTAAAAATGGAACTTATTATGGTGATGTGACCAATTTTAAGAATGGCCCTGAAAAATTGATCGAAAGTCATGGCACTTATTTTTCACCTGATGCTAACGCTTCGGTTACGTCTTATAATGCTTATGCAAATCCTACTAATATTATAAACATAGGTGCAAACTATACCGTTGAATTTTGGTTTAATTCTATTGTAAATAATAGAGGGGCACTTCTTTCTTGTGTTGAAGAAAATTATAAATGGGACGGTCTTATCGTTTGGTTAAATTCAAAAGATAATGAGGATGGTATCGGACATATCCAAGTCAGTGAAAGATTTGACCCTGAACATACTTTAAATTCAAGAGATGAAAACCCTGTTACGGGTGTGAAAGAACAATGGAATGATGGGTTGTGGCATTATGTGTGTATAAAACGCACAAGCACAACGTTACGATTATACATTGACGGTGAGCTTAATAATTCATACAACGCCAATTTAGTTCAAAACGGTGATCCTTCACAATTGCATATTATGGGCATGAGTCCGGGAAAACAGAGCATATCAGGTGAGATATGTGAATTAGCATATTATGATTATGCTATACAAGAGCAAATAATTACAAACCGTTGGCTTTATACTACACGCTATAAATTAAATGGTTATACGTTGTTGCAAGGAAATCCTATACCCGCAACGGTTCGCTTTTATGAGCATATTAGTGGTGAGCTTAAAAACGAGATAACGTCAGACTCAATTACAGGTGAGTATTTATATTATGCGGCAACCAATCGTTTTCTTGATATAGTTTCATTCATACCAGATAATAAGACAACACGTTATAGAATTCACGGCCCTGTATTGCCTGCTGAATATACTGACTCCCACTTAAATTAATTCAAGGGGTAAGATGTGCCACTTGAGATCAATTTTGACACGACAAAAACAGAAGGGGATAAAAGTCTTTATCCTTTCATAACAGATGATTCGCACATACCACCACCCGAACCGCAATCTATTGGTACAATAGACGCTTACGGGGGGTCTTATGGCGTGTTTTTCTTTTATAACTCCACTCATGCCTCATTTGGTATTTGTGAGCATAGACACGAATTCTATACCTTTGAGTATAATTACCTTTGTGAAAATTATTTTACTCATGGGCAAACGTTAACAGTAGACCTCGATGTTCAATTAGGCTTACAAACCCAACGAAATTTTTCAATTTGTTTTGATCCAGAACCTCTTTATTTCCTTGAATATAATTATGTGTGTGCGACCTATATTCAAATTGTGCAAAACATTGAGTTAGCGTTAGAAACATATCCTAAAAATCGTGTTGTTAATTTCAATTTGATGCCCGTGCTTTGTCCTTATAAAGCACCTAACATTCATAATATCATCTTTGAGATGGGTGGCGAAATTCTGACCAATTCAGATGATAGCGATCCATACGATTTTACCTTTAATTCGAGTGATGAGCCTATAAACTTAGGTTATGATATTGCATTTGGTGAAGATTGGACAATTTTTGATATGCTTTATGAGTGGGACTTTGCTCACGCTGTTAATTGTGTAAGTGCAGAAGCAACACTTGACACACAAAAAACGTTAGAACTTAGTCATGATTTTGTCCTGTGTCCTCATTCTACGTTCACATCAACAGTTCAATTAGTTAATGACGTAACCGAGCTTGCAGATACAGAACTTACTCGATTATTCAATGAAAAGATTATAATTGATTATGGTGTTGATGATAGTTGTAAACAATTTCCAATTAAAGTTGATTTTCTTGCTGATGTTGAGATGGATTTTCAATTATCATTTGCAAGTCGTGGTACGCAAGCGGCAACACTTGACCTCGATTTATTTTCAGGTGGCGTACCCAATCCTAATTTAGAGCTATCCTCTCAAGGTGGTTATGGTAAGAATTTAAACTGGAACTTTAAACTTTGTCCTTCTGACTCAAACCCTGCGTTAGATGTAGTACCTCACAATTTCTATTATCATTTTAATTATGATTATGAATGTTCAGCATTAGAATTAGTTGCCTATCATGGTGCTGATGTATCTACCAGTTTAGGTGTTGAAATTATCTTTGATATATTCAATGCTTATTCGGGTGCGTATCAAGAAGCCTTTGAAATAGAAGTGACCCCATATTTTGAGACTTTGGCAAGATTTGGTGCTTACTCTGATTTTGAATTAGATGACAATCCAGTTAAGACGTTAGAAGTTGATTATGAGCATGGCTCTTATTCAGACGCAGACTTTACTTCTATTATTGTCTTTACTGATGTTGACGCATATTCTGGAGCGTATGTAGAACATGATCTTGACGATCATCCTGCACCAACGTTAGAGATTGATGAGATTTATAATGGACAAGAGTTTCATTTTGAATGGCTAACGGCTCCCGTAATATATGATGTTGACGCAGAGCATGGACAAGAAACCCTTGACTTTGAACTGGATATTTTCCCTTCAATTGAACTTGACGTTTATGCTGAGTCTGGACAAAATGCAGTATTAGATACAATTATCATTAATGCCATTTTAGACATGGACGCTCTACATGGCTCTGAGAGCGACTTAGAGCTTACAGACAGTCCTAGTGAGGGTCTAGGTGTAACTAAGGTAGAACATGGCTCAGAAGTCCTTACATTAACGCTCAACACCACTTATGCACTCTATCCAGAAGCATTTTCAGGAGCAAGTACACAACTTGACTATTTAAACAATTCAGGTGGTGTAGAATTTGAATATGACTTTGAATATGGTGAATATGTAGAACTTGACTTTTCTGAAAACCTACCTGCGGAACTTGACAGTTTAGCAGAGCATGGACTTGAATCTGATTTTGAATTACAAACTGCAAGAGCCTTATATCCCAGAGCATTTGCAGGTCAATATCTAGCAGACTTTCAATTAGTCGATAACCCTTCACAGGAAATGGATGTTCAGGCTTATAATGGGGCTAACGCATGGTTTGACACCTTAGATGAATTCAACTGGATAAATAACGCTTATCATGGTGGTGAGGTACTGGACGTTTTCTTAAATGTCGGGTCAACCTTTGCAATGACTTATGAGCATAATTCAGATACATTCTTAGAATTATCATTTGAATTTGTAGCGTTAGTCCCTGACATTATTTTTGGCTCAGAAGCAACCTTTGATATAGACGTGCCATTAGGCGAGGGTATGTCAATTGTTTATGAAACTGGTTCTAACACATATATGTCATTTGACGTTATCGTTTCTGCAAGTCTTGTCCTTGATGTTTATTTTGGATCGACCTTACGTGACGGTTGGGGTGGTGTAGGTGGTATCAATTTCTGTAATTTAACAGAACTCGATCCAGATTGGGGTGATGTAACAGTAAGACCGAGTGAATATGAAACGTTAGAATTTGAATTTGACGATCAAGGTTTCCGTGTTTGGAATGTTTGTAACAATGACAGAATGGGTATTGAAGACCTTGAATTAGCAGTTAATAAACGTTTTGAAGTTGAATTTAGTCATGGAAGTGTATGTGAGTCGTTAGGACTTGATAAATACCCATTAACAGGATTTGATAATGAAATTTATCCAATTCCTAATGAGGTGCTTTACAACGATCAGCCGACAGTGCCTTATTCTGTATTATCAGAAATTCAAGTTGACTTACCTGCTAGTTACTCACTCACATTTGAATTAGAAGGTGGTATTGAGTCTAGCCCATTTGTGGCAGAGACAGGTATTGCAAAAACCAGTGACTTATTCTTAATGGGTGAGACTGCAAGATACCGTGAAATATTCACTAAAATGAATGTAACGTCATGGATGGATTTTGTATTTGAAAATATTGAATATATTCGCTTTTGTCCGGGTTATATCATTCCTATTGGTAATAACGTAACGTTTGACTTCGGTAATGAATTAAACTTTGACTGTATAGAGTATTCAGCCAGAGCGGGTGAAGAGTGTACAGTCGGAACGTTCTCATCTGTTAAGGGTATGAAAGTTGATTATTATTCTGGATCTCGTTTAGACTTCACATTAACCACTTTCCCACCTTGGCTCTTACGAGCAAGATTAGGTTTTTATTCTTATATTGATATTCCTGAATTTTCAGTAAACACTATAATAGTAGGCTCTTATGTGCAAGGAACGTGGTACGTGCCACCAATTTTAGGTTGGGGTGGAGAACATGCAACGTTAGAGTCATTCTATGTACCAATTGGTTTAGGTTTAAATTGGCATACTCCAGTTGACAGTTGTTTAATAAATGAATGGAAACCATTAGATGAAAATGGCGATCCAATCACTGAAGACATTCCTATACCAACAATGGAAATGGCTGAATTTGAACATCAAATGGACGCAAGGTGTTATACACTACCACTATTAGTCACAGAAAATGGCGAAACGGGTATATCTTTATTTACGTCACCGAAGGAGGAAAACGATGGCAATTAATTGTATTGAAAAGTTTTTCTTAGAAAGCACGAATGTAATAAAGCTAACGCCTAACGCTGACTATATAGGATCATTGAGTCTTAATGATGTGGACTATTACGAATACGATATGTTAAAAAATGAAACAATGACATATCGTATAGACGTGACCCCACACACAACCAACTCTATTGACATCGAATTGCATTTATACCGTTATCAAGATGGCGAACTATTGCCAGTTGGTATTAGTTACATTCAAAATTTTTATAATGAAATTATCTATGATGGGCTTATCGGTGAGTATTACTTTTGTTTAAAGTCATCTGATAGTGTTGACTATACGCTCAACATTGAGTTTACAGACTACCCTTTTATATTATTTCCAAATTTTAATGATATGGGGCACGGTGCATGGGTTAGAAATATTGACATACCAGAACCACCACCACCCCCTTGTTTAGAGCCTATCGCTTATTTTATTATAGGTGGTGCGTTACCAACGCCATTATTAATGACTACGGGTGGTTTCATATCTGGATTTATACCAGAACAAGACTGTTTTTCAAGACCTGACATTAAGCCTAGCTTTGCATGGCGTAGTGTGTCAGAAGTGTTTGAAGACCGTTTTGTTTTTAAAGACATGTTTCAATACACAGATTGTGAGTTAAAATTAGCAATTGATCCTTATGTAGAGACAATAGAAGGAGAATTCATTCCTGAAAGTGTTGTAATTGACTTGGAGCCAATAGAAACAGGGGCTAAAGCTAACGTTTGGTCACTATATGCACCTGTTTATAATTTTACAGACTTGCGTTTTAACATTATCAATAAAAATGGGTCACGTCTTGATTGTGATTTGGAATTATCCATAGAAGAAATGCCCCCATTTTTATCATTACGCACATGGCAAAAAAGTGATATTGTTGATAATGACTTTAAAGTGGGGGAAAAACTTGCTATTACCGAAACCTATAATTACCCAGTTGAAATTAGAGCATATTTTCCAAGAGAGCCTGAAACTTATATTGACGGTATTTTTTATATTTGTGTAATTAATAACTGGGACTTAGACCTTAAAGCATATCTTGATAATAGAATTAATTTTCAACAACAAGTTTTCATTAAAGAGTGGGATAAAGGCGAAGAACCCAAATTCATTGAGCCTATACCTGAGCCTATAGTCTTACCATTAGAAGAAGAGGCAAAAGGACTTTGTGATAATTGTTTAATTTTGCCAGAGTATCAGGGACTTGTGAGTATAAATAGTAATGGAATGTGTGTACCATGTCCTGAACCTGAAATTGAAGAGGGATTAAGACCTATTGAAAATGACAATCCATGTGATCCATGTGTTGACGAAGTATTTAAAGTGAACAACTTGACCCCATTAGAACTTTGTCCTTGTGACGAACCTGAAATAATTGAAATAATTGAAGAACCCATTGAAGGCATTGCTAAATCGTGTATGGAAGATTATGTCTTAGCAATGGACACTGAAAAGACTTGTGATCCATATGGTTGTGAACCAAAAGATCCTATATACCCAGACTTAGAACCAGAAGAAGATAATAGGGTCAAGTCTCAATGTGATCCATGTGAGCACGAAAACAATGACTTATAACACAAACTTAATGTATCACTTATATTTACACTCTAGGGGAAAAGTTTAAAATGCCTGCGGCTCATCTATTATTCATGATATGCACAGGTCACACTTGCTGGCCACCTAGAATTAATATTCAAGCAAGCACTAACGTTATTGTTAACACTATACCGTGGCATAGGCAAACTGATAAATGGATGGTACATTGTTGTCCACACGGAAATCACGTTCACTGTCATGATAGTGTTTTAGCAAGAGGATCGCCAGATGTTTATGTTAACAACTTACAAGCAGGGCGTGAGGGTGATCCCGTGGCATGTGGCAGTTATGCCGTGGGTGGATCGCCTAATGTTTACGCAAACGGATAAGAAATGTTTAAAAAAAATAAAACCAGAATATACACAGACCTTGATCTAACATTCACAGCACACCCATTAACGGGTGACGTGCCGAAAAAGTATGATGAAGAGGCAGTCAGTAGAGCATTGCAAATGTTAATTATGACGGATGCAGGGGACAGGTCTTTTAATCGTGAAATTGATATAGGATTGAGACATTATTTATTTGAGCCTGCTACTTTTGTTACTCAAAATGAGATACAATCCGTTATTGAATTTGGTATCGGAAAATACGAACCAAGAGCCAAAGTTCAAAATGTAATAGTCGAATTGAACGAAGTTACAGAGCAAGAATATAAAGTGACAATTATTTACGTTACTGAAAACCAACTAGAACCAGTTACGGTCACAATTTATTTACAGAGAGTAAGATAATGTCACAAAATTTAAACGTACAAAATTTAGACTTTCAGGGTATTAAAGATAACCTGATAGGTTATATGAAAAACCAACAAGAGTTTAAGGACTACGACTTTACAGCCAGTGGTATGAACATCTTAATGGACGTGTTGGCTTATAACACTCACTATATGGGTTTTTATGCTCATATGTTAGCGAATGAAAGTTTTATTGACTCAGCACAAACATTATCTGGTATGACTTCAAAAGCCAAGTTAATGAATTACGTTCCTGACTCATCCAGAAGTGCCAGTGCTGATGTTGACATTCAAGTGGATATTAACGCAGGCAACGAGCCAAGCAATAAAAAAGTAGTGATCAATCGTGGTACTGAGTTTAATTCTGATAATAACGCTCAAGATAACCGAGTGTTTGTTTTACTTGATGACGTTTTCATTTATAATGAGTCAACAATATTAGGACAATATGACTATACCGTAAGTAATGTTGCAATTCATGAGGGACACTTTAGCTTATCACGCTATCTTGTTGATAATACTCTATTAAACCAACGTTATATTATCAGAAGTGAAAATATTGACATAAAAACCATTCAGGTAGACGTTTACGAGACAGATCAAGAGTCAAATTTTGTGACGTATAAACGAGCAGATGACTTCACACAAATTGATAAAGACTCAGAAGTTTATTTTATCGCAGTGAACGAAGAAGGTTATTATGAAATATTTTTTGGTAATAACGTTTATGGTAAGCAGTTAGCTAATGCCAATTATATTAAAGTGTCATATCTTGAAACATCTGGAGTTGAGGGAAATTTTGCAACATTATTTAGTTTAACAAAGTCACCCTATACCTATGAGCTTACAACTGTTAAAATTTCAGACGGTGGTCTGGATAAAGAAACCATTGAAGAGTTACGTTTCAATATTCCTTATCATTACCGAAGACAAAACCGTTGTGTGACAACTGATGACTATAAAAATATTCTCATGGCAGAATATCGTAACATCAATTCAATTTCGGTGTGGGGTGGTGAAGATAATGATCCAAAACAATATGGAGCAGTCTTTATATCGATTAAACCTAAATTTGGTGAACTGTTATCATCTAAGTCAAAAGATACCATTATCAAAATTTTGCAACGTTTCAATACCGCAACTATTAACCCCATTATTATAGACCCAGACTTCCTTTACATTAATTTAGATATTCAAACAAATTGGAATCCATTAAAAACCAACTTGTCAGTAGGGCAATTACGAGCTATTATTGAAGGTATTGTAAGCGACTATAACGTAAACGACTTAAATAAATTTGGCTCATTCTATTCTGATGCGACATTATCAGCACGAATTATAGCCAGTGATCCAAGTGCGTTCACCACTTATAATAATATTGGTATTGAAAAACGCTTTGAGCCTATACTTTACTCACCTCAGACTTATTATGTGGAGTTTAACAATCCAATTGTGAAGGGGTCAGTGCTTTCCGAAGAGTTCATTTTTAGAATGTCACGCTCATATTTTAAAGATGATAATCAAACAGGACTAATTCATATTTATTATTGGGATGAGTTTAAAAATGAATTTGTTGTTTATCCAGATGAAACGTTTGGTGTGGTAGATTATGACTTAGGACAAGTTCGACTAACCAATTTTCAAGTGGACGGGCTTTATACAAATACAAATTTACTAGCCGTTCACAGTACACCCAAAAACCCAGACTTTTTCACAGTCAGAAATAATATCCTAACAATCAGTCAGTCAGTTGTTACATTAGTTGAGAACTATCAGAATGAAAGATAAAATTTCCAGTATAGTACAATATACGTTACCGCAATTTGTTAATAACGAGTATCAATTATTTGCACTATTCATAAAGACTTATTATGAGTACATGGAAGAAACAGGCAACGTTTTAGATTTCATTGAACGTTGTAAATATAATATTGATGTAGACCTTGCTGATAATGACTTTATTGCAGAATACTTAGAAGAGTTTGCAGATACCTTTCCAAAGGATATAAAGGTCGATGGCGACACACTCATTAAATACATTAGAGAATTCTATCTTGCTAAAGGGTCAGAGAATTCCTTTAAGTTCATTTTTACAATGGTACACAATGCAGATCTTGAAACGTTTTATCCGAGAGAGTTTTTACATGAAAGCTCAAATGGAAATTGGGTTTCAGAAGACTATATGTATATTACGGGCACGAATTTTGATCGCCTTACAATAAATTCAGAACAACTTAACGCTTTCATTGAGGGTCAAAGCTCAGGTGCAACGGGTGTTCTTGACGCTATTACTGTAAGTTATTACGAAAATGAATTGGTAATGAAACTGGACATTTCTTCTTATCAGGGTCAATTTTTGCAAGATGAGGATATAAAACTAACTATTGATGACTATAGCGTTTATGAAAAAACATTAACACTTGTGAATACCATTGATATTGTAGATGGTGGTGTGAATTATCGTTATGAAGACACAATTTCAGTGGACGGTGATGCTAAGGCAAAAATAAAACTTTTAACAAAGGGTGCTTTCAATGAATATAATATTATTAGTGGTGGGGTTAATTATCTTGTGGGTGATATTCTGTATGCCTCCCCCAGTGTAGGTGACACAGGTTATGGATTTTCCGCAGAAGTTAAGACAATTGATGGGAGTGGAGCCATAACAGGTATTGTTATAAATAATAGTGGATATGACTATCAATTTAAAACGGTTGTTTATTTTGGAAATGCAACAGGAACGGGAGCAAACATTGAACTCAACGGAAACGATATAGGTAAAATAAAAAAAATTGACGTTATTGACTCAGGCATAAATTATACCTCATCACCTAACGTTACTATTACCTCAGTGGATGGCGTAGGGTCAATACTTGAAAGTGTGTTAGCAGTTATTTACAACGCACCTAAATATTACAAAGATCAAAATGATTGGCTATCAAATTATGATAGGATGCAAGACAGCTACTTATATCAAAAATTTTCATACATTATCAAGTCTGAGGTTTCCCCTCATAAATGGATAGAACAAATTAGACGTTTGGCTCATCCCGCAGGAACTCAATTATTTGGAATGTATGCGTTAGAAAATTCCATTGACGTTAGTATTTCACTTCCTGATGACGTAACACGCTCATTATTTGTAGTCATTGATTTAATAAATGACATAAATAATATTACAATAACCAGTGCCAACGCACTCTCAATTGAAAAAATATTAGAACAGTCAAATGTTTGTGCAATAGACTTAACAGACAATGACTTAGACGACATAAAATTTTACCAGAGCTTTGAATATCCTATCTGGACTTTCAAAGACTATACAATCGATCAAGTTATAAGACATTGCCGAGATACAATGTCATATCATGACGATTCAATAATAACAATAGAATAAGGGACTTTAATAAATGCCTTCAATAGTAACAAACACGTTAAGAGTTTATAATGCGAATTCATTTATTAACTCTTTTCAAACATATAATTATAATAATTGGTTAACTGCCACAGTTTATGCGATAGGTGACGTTATTTATAACTCAAATTATAAATACATTGCAGAAACCACAGGGACAAGTGGTGCAACACCTCCGACTCACGTTTCTGGTAGTGCCTCAGACGGTGGCGTTTCATGGTTAGCAGTAGAAGCCATCATTCAAACTGGTTTTTTTGAAAATAATTTATATTTGTCGGTTGGTAAAAAAGACGAATGGCGTGACCTGACAGGATCGCCAACGTGGGATATTGGTACAACGTATAATTTGGGTGACATTGTAGAAGATACAAATAATTATATTTACATTAATGAATTGGCAACCGCAGGCAACCTAACGTCTGACACTGATTACTGGGAAGTTATCACAAATGATACGCCAGATACGCCAGTTGACAATTATATAAGCCAAGTTCAAACTTTATCAGACATTATTTCAGCAAAACGACTAGAACAAACAAGCGTCAATTTTGCTATTAAGCGTTATGATTGGTTAACGGGGACAGTTTATGACAAATTCGATCCAGAAGTAGAAGACTTTGAATACACCAATCCATTTTATGTTATGACAGACGAAAGTAATATTTACAAATGTTTAAATAATAATGGTGGAATTCCCTCTACTGCTAAACCAACGGGGACATTTATTGATCCCGTCATAACCTCAGATAGTTATGTATGGCAGTATATGGCAACCGTTAGTCCTAGTGATGCAATTTCTTTCTTAACCTCTAAATACATTCCAATCGAAGTAAAATTAACTGATGACGGTTCCCCTCAATGGAATGTGCAACAAAACGCAAAACCTCTTTCAGTTTCAAGTGCTAATATTGCAGTAGCAGGCACGGGTTATACCTCAGCCACGGCAACTTTTGATGCACCTACTTCTGGCGTTACAGCCGAAGGTACTGTAATTTTAATTGCAGGTGAAGTAGTTGGAATTCAAATCACAAATGTAGGAACGGGTTATTTAACTACACCTAACATTGTTATTGCAGGTGATGGCTCAGGAGCCATAGCAAGCTCTGTAATGGCTCCAAAGTCAGGGCATGGGGCAAACGTAGTCTTAGAGCTAAACGGGCGTTACGTGACCTTACACAGCCGTTTTGATGATGACGAGGGTGGTTACTTTCCTATTGATAGTGACGATGGCGATTTTAGACAATTAACAATGTTAATCGATCCAAAAGACGTAAATGGAAATACTGCTATTGCTCAAAGATATATTGGCCCTGCTAATGAAGATTGGTCGGGAACTGATACAAGTGGTTTTGAAGAACTGATGCAAGCCACAGGTGAAATTATGTATATTGAAAATATTGAGCCTGTTTATCGTTCAGGTGGTCAAATTGAAGACGTTAAACTAACGTTGAAATTTTAATGAAAACTTATAAACAATTTCATGAAAGTATTTTAGATGACCTTATTGGTGAGTTTCCAGATCACCCAGAGCATAAATATCAGGAAACAACCAAAAAAGTCAGTCCTATAAAAAGCACTAAACGCAAACCTGTTAAGGTTAAAGGTGTTAAGCAAGATAACTTTCCTGTTTATATCAGAAGTAAAAAAGAATTAATGGATAAAATTGGCATTATAACACTTGATAAAGTTATTAACTTATATGCCAAACATAATATGCGATTAGCTGACAGCTTAATGTTTAAGTATGACGTTAGGAAATTATGGAAATTTCGTGAATATGACCGTGACATTGACGCAGATGATAATTTTGGTTGGCAAAAACATAAAACTGATATTGAAAAAACCAAGTCAATTAAAGATCATGGCGTGGTTAATGTGAGAAGACAACCAAACGGAGATGTTGAGGTTTACGTTGGTGAAGGAAATCACAGATTAGCGTTAGCAAAAAGACTTGGTATTAAAAAAATGCCAATGCTTATAATTTACTCATAAGGAATACTAGCCAATGGCTAAACTACAATTTAACAAAGAGCCATACTTTGATGACTTTGAAGCAACAAAAAATTATTATGAAGTGCTATTTAAGCCTTCCGTTGCTTTACAAACCCGTGAACTAAATCAAGTCCAGTCAATTTTATCAAACCAAACCGAAGAGTTTGCAAACCACATTTTCAAATTTGGCTCAATGGTTCGCTCAGGGTCAGTTCGTTTAAAGAATCATCAACAATACGTTAGACTTAAAGACTTAGATACTGAGGGTGATGCGACAAACGTTGATCGTGTCATTTATAATAACGTTCGTGGTAAGACTTCTGGAATTGAAGCAGAAGTATTTTTTACCATTGCTAAAACTGAATTTGATCCAGATACGCTTTATGTTAACTACCGCACTACCGCAGTTGATGGCGAAACTTCACAATTCGTGAACGGTGAAACTTTAGAAGTCTTAGATGATAAAGGTTTTGTTATTTATGAGGTGATAGTACGCTGTCCTACATGTACAGGTGCAGACCAAGATAACACGTTAGACGATGCTAATATTGAGCCAACAGGTACAGGGTCATTATTTGCAGTTGAAGAAGCAAGTTTCTATGTATTTGGAAAATTTGTTGAGAACCCTCAGCAAATGATTTCATTAGAAAAATACGGTACAACGCCAACTTACAAAGTTGGATTTGATATTATTCAAAGTATTGTAACTTCTGATGACGATCCAACACTGAATGATAATGCGTTAGGATCACCTAACTATGTAGCTCCGGGTGCTGATAGATATAAGATCACGTTAAACCTTATTAAAAAGCCTTTAACTGATGAAGATGACGAAAACTTCACACTATTGGCTAAAATTGAAGAAGGCGTTTTACAAGAAATTCGTGACAAGACTGAATATGCAGACTTAATGAATACGTTAGCAAGACGTACTTATGATGAATCGGGTAACTACACAACAACACCATTCACAGTGAATTTTATTGAACATTTAAAAACTGATGAACAAATTGACGGTTGGAAACTTGCAGAAAACGGTGGCGATGAAACAAAAATTGCTATTAAGTCAAGTGAAGGTAAAGCCTATGTTAAGGGTCGTGAAATTGATATTATCGCAGAAAGGGTTACGCCCGCTGAAAAAGCAAGAGACACAGGATTTACACGTTCTACCGTTGTAAGACCTCAAATTGGCAATTATTTAACAATTGAGCTAGACAGTGCTAGTAATACAATACCAAACACAAACACATCTTATAGCACAACTTTTAATGACTATCAAACCTTACAATTATTTGATGGGTTAATGAGTGGTGGGAACCCTACTGGAAATCCAGTAGGGACAGTTCGTTCAAAATTAATTGAAATTGATTCAGGTGTTGCAGGCATTGACGCTGTTTACCGTTTATACATTTTTGACATTCATATGCTCGAAGGTAAAGTGATCTCAGATGCTTTATCAATTTATATTTCAGGTGGCGGTAATCAAACCTTTGGTGGCAATATTAAAGTTGATGATGTGACAGGTGTTGCAAAAATTTATGAAACTGTCAATAATAATTTATTATTTAAAGTTCCTTATGAATTTACAAAGTCTATACGTGACGCAGATAATGCGTTAGTCTCAAATACCAGTGTGACTATCACTAAAAAAATGGTTACGTCTGTTAACAACTCAGGACAAGCCGTATTTTTAGCAGAAGCTAACGAATCTTATATGGCATTTGACGCTAATACATGGGTGGGTGGTTTACAAACCGTTACAAACAACAATTATTTACCTTGGGATTTAACTGCCGCAAACGCCATCACAGCAGAGATAAGTCAAATTTCAGTGAATGTTGGTACTGGATATATTGGTAAAAACTTTGCACTTACGTTTAATGTGTTACAAAGTTCTATTTTTGAACGTAAAAAAATTCTTAATAAAAAATTCTTAAATAACATTGCAAGTGACGTTTCAGTTATTAACTTAATGACTCCTGATGGATATAAGCTATTGAGCGTTATTGATCTTTCAGACGACTCAGACATTACTGAAAATTACACATTACAGACTGGTGAAAAAGACAATTATTACGATGTTGCGACAATAACGTTAAACGCAGGTTTAACAATGCCAGAAGCAGGGTCACTTTGTTCTATTGAATTTGAATACTTAGAACATACAGGCTCAGGTGACTTTTTCAGTGTGGATAGTTATTCAACAATGGTTAACGATCCTGACATTGATTTCACTTATGAAGATATTCCAAGTTATACAACCAATGAAGGCGAAACTTATAAACTTTCAGACGCTATTGACTTTAGACCAACTATCGGAGCAGACGGCACGTTTGCAGGTGTAGGTGCAAAACTGGTTAACTTACCAGAAGATGAAAGCAACATTATTTTTGATATTGAATATTATTTATCAAGATGGGACACTCTTTGCTTATTAGAAGACGGCAATTTCTTTGTTGTAAAAGGAACGCCAGACTTAAATCCAAGAAAACCTGAACCTGCCGAAAACTCAATGGGCATTTATTTTATCAATTATAAACCATATACATTTGATGTCAATTTAGACGTTAGAATGGAGTATATTGATAATAAACGCTATACAATGCGAGACATTGGCAAACTTGAGCGTAGAATTGGCAACCTTGAATATTATGTCACATTCAATATGCTCGAAAAGGAAACAGAATCATTAAATGTCAAAGACGCTAACGGACTTGATAGATTTAAGAATGGTTTCTTAGTAGACAACTTCAAAGACTATATTGCCTCAGATACTTCTAATTCAGAATTTACAACAGCAATGGACACCGAACGTGGAGTGTTAGCACCTTCTTTCACACCTCGATCCGTTACATTAAAGTTCAATGAATCGAAGTCGAGTAACTTTCAAAGAAATGGTGAAGTATTAACACTACCTTATCAAAGTGAAACATGGATGAATCAACCGTGGGCAAGTAAGTCAATTTCAGTTAATCCTTATTTCATTTATGAAACAGAAGGAAGTATGAAGTTGAGTCCAGATAATGACATCTGGAAAGATACAACAACTGCCCCTACATTAAACGTTGCAATTGACACTGGTTTTGAAGACATAGCACAAATTGCAAATGCGGCAGGTGTTTTAGGAACGCAATGGAATAACTGGAGAACAAGATCACAACAAACTAACAGATCCGTAAGTGGCAGAACTACAACAACCACTACACAAACAAACCAGACCCGTACAGGTGTTAATCGAACTATTGAAGAGCAGATAACAAATTCAAGTCTTGGTTCTAGTGTTACCTCTGTTAATTTAATTCCTTATATTAGACGCAGTGAAGTACAGTTTATGGCATCAAATATGTTGCCTAACACTATACTTTATGCTTTCTTTAATGATGAACCTGTCACAGTCGATTGTAGACCTATCAATGGATCGAACTCTTCACCATTGGTCACAGACGCAACGGGGTCAATTGTTGGTGTATTTACAATTCCTAACAGAAGTGATAAGCGTTTCTTCACAGGTAAGAACGTTTTTCGCTTAACGAATTTAGAAGACAATAGCGATGATCCAGACGAGTTAACAACCTCAGCCGAAGCACAACATTATTCAGGTGGATTAGCAGAAACTTCGAGAGAGACAGTTCTTGCAGTTACATCACCCAATTTAATTGAACGCAACACAAGACAAAACCGCACACTTACAAGCGTTAGTAGAAGAACAATACCAGTTAGAGGTAGTGGTGACGATCCTATTGCTCAAAGTTTTTCTGTAGCAGAATCGAACGGTGTATTTTTGACAGGGGCAGACCTTTACTTTAGTGCAAAAACAACTGGTAAGGAACCTGCATGGTTTCAAATTAGAAATATGACTAATGGTTATCCTAATTCAATTATTGTACCTTACTCAGAAGTAACATTAAAACCAGAAAATGTTAACGTATCGAGTGATGGGACGATACCTACTCATTTTGAATTTTCTGCTCCTGTATTTTTGCAACCAGACGAAGAATATTGTTTTGTTGTAGGG